ATGGCAAAATGCGATGAATTGCGATGGCTAAAGGCGTAAAGACAGGCGGTGGCAGTCGAGCGGGTAGCCCCAACAAGGCCACAGCCGCCGCACGGGAGGCTATAGCGCGATTCGTGGACGGCAACGCAGACCGCCTACAGGGGTGGTTAGACGAGATACACGCCGAGAAGGGCGCACAAGCCGCCTTTGATTGCTTTACCTCGCTGCTTGAATACCATGTGCCGAAGTTGGCGCGGCATGAGCATATGGGTAAGGATGGCCGCAACATCACCGTAGAGATCAAGCAGTTTGTCCGTAAGGGTTGAATTGCCGTACAACTGGGAACCCCGCGACTACCAGATGGGCGCGTGGGAGTACCTACAGAACGGCGGTAGGCTAGCCGAGCTTATCTGGCATCGACGGTCAGGCAAGGATGAACTATCGCTACATTGGACGATGGTTGCGGCCTTCCAGCGGGTAGCAAACTACTGGCATATGCTTCCCGAGTACGCCCAAGCTCGCAAAGCCATATGGGGGGCAATCAACCCGCATACCGGCAAACGGCGCATTGATGAAGCGTTTCCGATGGAGTTGCGCGAGACTACCCGCGAACACGAAATGCAGATTGTGTTTAAGAACGGGTCAAGCTGGCAGTTGGTGGGATCAGACAGGTACAACGGGCTTGTAGGCTCACCCCCGGCAGGCGTGGTCTATTCGGAATGGGCGTTGACCAATCCCGCTGCTAGGGGGTTTATTCGTCCCATCATGGCAGAGAACAACGGTTGGCAGATTTTCATCACAACCCCCCGCAGCCGCAATCACGCGCACCGTACTTTTATGGCGGCAAAGCAGAACCCGAAAGCCTATGCGGAATTGCTCACGGTGCGGGATACGGGCATCTTGTCCGAAGAACGCTTACAAGAGGAACGGCAGGGGTATATCGACACTTTCGGTTCAGACGAGGGGGAAGCCTTGTTTGAGCAGGAATATTTTTGCTCGTTTGACGCTAGTATCTTGGGCAGCTTCTACGGCAAAGAGATACGCCGACTGGAAGAAGCGGGGCGTATCCTCCCGATTGAATATGATCCGTCTTTGCCGGTGTTTACCGCTTGGGACTTGGGGTACCGAGACGATACGGCTATCTGGTTCTGGCAACAGGTCAGAAATGAGATTCGGGTCATTGATTTTTATGCCAAGAGCGGCGCAGATATCCATGAGATTGCGGGTGTCGTGGTCAGCAAGGGGTACCGTTATGAGCGACACTACCTGCCCCACGATGCCCGCGCTAAGAGTTTACAGACCGGCAAGAGTACGGTGGAGCAGTTAGCCGCCCATTTAGACATTGGCAAACTTGCCGTTGTGCCTGATATCGGGGTGCAATCGGGTATCCAAGCGGTGCGGTTGGTGTTGCCGAAGGTGTGGTTTGATGCCGAGCGGTGCCGGGATGGAATTGAAGCCTTGCGGCAGTACCAGCGCGAGTGGGACGAAGATAAAAAGGCGTTTAGACAGTCGCCAAGGCACGATTGGACTAGCCATCCGGCAGATGCTTTCCGTATGATGGCGGTAGCGTGGGGTGAGCGGCTTGAGGCTGCTCCCCCGGCGCAACCCCGCCCGTTGATGGTCGGGCCAGAGAACACGGCCACGCTTAACGATATGTGGGCGACTCATCGCCCGAACAGGAGCGCACGAATATGAGTGGAGTTTCATACCCTTACCGCTACCCTTATGAGCATATTGCGGCTAGCCAGTCCCTACAGGTGTTGGGCGGCACAGGCGCAACAGGTGATTACCTGCACCGGCTGGTGTGTACGGTGTCCACGGCTTCAACAAGCGTTGTCCAGATCAAAGACGGTTCGCTTGCAACGCATACGGTACTTCCTAATACCGTTGGCGGTGGTATCGGCGTGTATAACATCGAGTTGAACATGGTTTCTCGTTCGGGTGCGTGGCAGGTCACGACCGGGGCGGGCGTTGAAGTTGTCGCCGTTGGCGTGTTTAGCGCATGAACCGGAAACCCGGCCTCTACGCATGAAGAAATGCTTTCGCTGTAAGGAAGTTAAAGCGGAAGGCTTTTTCTTTCGGCATATGCAGACGGCAGATGGGTTGCACAGTTGGTGCAAACAATGTTGTCAAGCAGGCAATGCGAGAGCGCGTGCAAAAAAAGATTCTACGATTGCAGGAAAGGGAATCACAATCTGGAGGAATGCTCGGAAAAGCGCAGAAAAGCGAAACCAAGAGTTTTCAATTACGCTTGCGGATATTGTTCAATGTTGGGATCAACAGCAACAAATATGCGCTTACACAGGGCGCAAAATGACATTGATTGCCAAGCAGTTAAACACGGTTTCAATTGAGCGTATTAACAGCAAAATTGGTTATACCCCGCAAAACACAATTTTGGTATGCCAAGCAGTCAACCGAATGAAATCTAATTTTGCGTATGAAGATTTTTACGAATTGTGCCGCGATGTCACAATGTTTTTAAGCGATGATGAATTGCAGCTTGCTGTTGGGGGTGTTCGATGAGCAAACCGGGTTTGTATGCTGCAATCCTAGCCAAACAGGAGCGTATCAAGGCGGGATCGGGTGAGCGTATGCGTAAGCCGGGAACGAAGGGTGCGCCGACTGCACAGGCGTTCCGCGAGTCTGCCAAGACCGCCAAGAAGGAATCGAAATGACGGAGCAGGCCAGTCAGGAAGTGGAGCGGTATCTACGCACGGTCGGTGCGTATGAGGCTGAGTTTGCCAAGTGGAATGCGCGGGTAAAGAAGGTACTCAAGCGGTATCGGGACGACACGCGAGGCCAGACGGCGAATGAGAGCGCCAAGTTCAACATCCTGTGGTCGAATGTTCAAACGCTGATTCCTGCCGTCTACGCCAAACTTCCGAAGGCTGATGTACGCCGACGCTTTGGCGATAACGACCCCATCGGGCGGGTAGCTGCGTCCCTTGTGGAACGGGCGTTGGACTTTGAGATTGAGCATTACCCCGACTTCCGCGCCACGATGTCTTTATGTGTTGAGGATAGGTTTCTGGGTGGGCGTGGTACGGCATGGGTGCGGTATGAACCCCATGTAGCCCCGTATGGGTTAAATGACGATGGGATATCCATCACTTCCGACATTGAGGAGGGCGAGGACGCACCGCCCAACCTTGAGCGCATCGACTACGAATGCGCCACGACGGACTATGTGCATTGGAAGGACTTTGGACACTCCCCCGGGCGCACATGGGAAGAAGTGACCTGTGTATGGCGGTGGGTGTACATGACCCACGAAGCGGTCGTAGAGCGGTTTGGCGAGGAAGTTGCCCGTAGGATACCGCTTGACTCTGGCCCCGAACCGCTTAACGCCTACAACGACAAGAAGCGCATTTACAACCGGGCAAAGGTTTGCGAGTTGTGGGACAAGGAGCGAAACAAGGTCGTGTGGTTCAGCAAGGGACTGCCGACCCTTATTGATGAGCGGGACGATCCGCTTGGGTTGGAAGGGTTTTTCCCCTGCCCGCGACCGCTGTACGCGACCACGACGAGCGATACGCTGGTTCCTGTCCCTGACTTCGTGCTGTACCAAGACCAAGCGGCAGAGTTGGATATTCTGTCCGACCGTATCGACGGGCTGGTGAAATCGCTCCGTGTGCGTGGTGTGTACGATGCCTCACAACCTGCCCTTCAACGGCTACTGACCGAAGGCGACAACAACGCCCTTATTCCTGTGGATAAGTGGATGGCGTTTAGCGAAAAGGGCGGGTTGAAGGGGTCAATTGACCTGCTTCCGATTGACACGCTAGCCGCTGCGCTTTTGCAATGTTATCAAGCGCGGCAGGACATCAAGGGTCAGATATATGAGATTACGGGCATCGCGGACATTATCCGTGGTGTGACGGCGGCGAGTGAGACTGCCACGGCGCAGCAAATCAAGGGTCAGTACGCTGGCCTTCGGTTGCGGTCGATGCAGGAAGGGGTGGCTCTGTTTGCGTCGGAGTTGATCAAGCTTAAGGCGCAGGTTATGTGCCTCAAGTTCCAGCCCGAGACAATCCTTGCTTATGCCGCTGCTGAACAGATGTCCGATCAGGACAAGCAGTACATTCCGCAGGCCATTGAACTTATCCGCAACAAGCCGTTACGGAACTTCCGCGTAGACATTGCCGCCGATAGCCTTGTCCAGTTGGACGAAGCGCAGATGAAGCAAGA